GCGCCGGAGCGCACGCTGTCGGCGTTCGGGCCGGGGAACACGTTCGAGGCGAGGCCCGGCGATTGGGACGCGCTGCCGGGGTGCGCTGCTGCGGGCGAGCTGCGCTTCGGGGTCAGCGCTGACCACGGCGAGCGCGCGAACAAGGAGGTGATCTGCCTCTACGCCTGGGCGGGGCGCGGGCAAGAGGTCGTCGTGTGGGTGCTCGACTGCTACCTCTCGCCGGGTCAGACGAGCGTGGAGCAGGACGCGGAGGCGGTGGTTCAGATGCTCGCGCGGTGGGGGCTGACGCTCGCCAACGTGGACGAGGCCATCGGGGACACGAACTCATCTGGCAAGGGGGACGTGACGAGCCGCACCGTCAACGAGCGGTTCAGCGAGGCGTTCAAGGCGCTGGGGACGCAGCTCCGCATGGTCGCGGCGGACAAGGGGGCCGGGTCGGTCGGGCTCGGGGTGCGCGTGATGAACGACGCCTTCGCGCGGGGCGTGCTCTGGATCTGCCGGGGTGCGGTCGAGCTCGTGCGGGCGTGCCAGCGGTGGGACGGTGGGAACGCGAGCCCGCACAAGGACAAGGTGGACGCCGTTCGCTATGGACCCGCCTCGAAGATCCGCCCCGTCGTCGCGCACGCTGCCCTTCGCCTCGTGCCTGCAGCGCCTCCGGTGCTGACGCACTGGTCAGACGGGACGAACGGCGGGGAGTGGGACGGGTCGTATTAAGCGACGTGCGATTATTCGTCACTCTGCGCTTGCAGGTTAGTCGGGCGTCGCCTATTGTTCACTTGTCAGCACGGAGCCGACACGAGGAGCAAGACGAACATGACCACCGCCGAGATCATCAGCGCCCACGCCGACAAGTTGAACAATGACTTCGAGTCGCTTTGCGTCGTCGGCGGAATGAGCCGCCGAGCGTTCTGGGAGTCCATCTGCTCGCAGTACTCCAACGGCGTGATCAAGCGGTTCCTCCGTCTGCGTGGCGTCACCCCTTCTGCGCTGCCCTCGCGTATGTGGTCGCAAGTGGAGGATCTGTGACCCGCCCTCCCGGTCGCCCCCCGCGCGACCCCCGCAAGAACCGCCGCGGCCCCATCGGGCGCTCGGTCAAGTTCTCCGCCGAGGAGTACGAGCGCCTCGCCGCGCTCGCCACCTCGCACGGGCTGAGCGTCCCCGATGCCGTCGTCGCGATGCTCGACGCGCAGTAGCCCCGCGCTCTGTCGTTGACGCTCGCGCGCCTCGGCGCGTACCGTGCTCGCGTGCAGCATCCCAATGACTCCGTGTCCATCGTGGTCCCTCGCGCCGCTGTCGACGCCGCCAACCTGACGGGTCGCCCGGTCAGCGTGCGCCCCGGCGCGTTCGCGGAGCTCATCAAGCCGAGCGCGACGGACTGGCGCATGGCGCTCGTGCCCGGCGCGTTCCCCGTCAACGGCGGGGCGGTCGACTCCGACCACAACCGGAAGCTCTCGCAGGCCGAGTGGTTCGGGAGCAACGGGCAGCTCGGGCAGCTCGATCAGATGGTCCGCGAGTGGCCTGTGCTCCAAGCGGGGCGCCTCGCGTGGACGCTCGCCACGCTGTCGCGGGAGTGGAGCGTCGAGCCCGCGAAGGGCGGGGTTCGGGATGACCTGATGGTCGCCGAGTTCCTGCGAACGTGCATCTTCGATCACTTCCGCGCGGGTAGCGGCGGGATGCTCGGGCTGATCTCGATCTTCGCGGACCTGCCCTGGCGCGGCTTCGTCGCAGCGCAGCACTACTACCCGACCGACAGGACTTTGACGGTGTGGGACGACGCAGGGAAGGTCGTCATGGAGGGCGCGCAGACGCTCCAGATGGCGACGATCCAGCCCTGGAACATCGAAGCATGGGTGCCCTACGCTGGCCGCAACGGGGAGCGTCAGTGGGGCGTCGAGGTCGCGAACCCTGGCGGCGATGTCGGCCCGAACGAGGCGAAGCCTCAGCGCCTCGTGAAGCTCGCCCCCGAGCAGGTCGCGCTCGCGCGGTTCCTCCCGGCTGGCGACGAGCCGAACCCGATGGGCCTTCTGCGCCCCGCGTGGGGCGGATGGCAGGAGTGGCGCACGCTGTCGAGGCTCAGTATCCAGGGCTGGCAGAAGGCGGCGTTCGGCATCCCCGAGGTCATCATCAGCCCCGAGGCGAACCCAGCCGAGCTCGCGACCGTCAACGACATCGTGGGCAACCTGCGCGCTGGTGCGCTCGCCCGGTTCTCGCTGCCGCCCGGGTACAGCGTCAAGTGGCATGAGGTGCCGTTCCGCGCTGAGGGCATCGTGGAGAGCAAGGATGCGCTCAAGCGCGAGGTGCTCGCTGGAATGTTCGCGCAGCACGTCGGGACCGGCACCGATGGGGTCGGATCGAACGCGCTGCACGGCTCGCAGAAGCAGGAGTTCCACGCGCTTGCGTCCATCGTCTCGCGCAACATCGTGCAGACGCTCGCCGAGGGGCCGACTGACACCGCGCCGCTCAAGCGGGTGTGCTCGCTGAACTTCGCGGACCTGCGCGCGTACCCGATCCTGACGTTCGGCCCGATGCCGATCTCCGACCCCATGCCGCTCGTCGATGCGCTGTCCGGTGCCATCGCGTCGGGCGCGCTGACGCTGGACGGTGGGATCGAGGGGCGCGTGCGCGAGCTGCTCATGCTGCCCGAGATGCCAGCGGAGACGCGCGAGGCGTGGCGGGCGAAGTTGGAGAACACCGACCCTCCCGACATCAAGGCCGCGCCCGAGGAGCCGCCTCCCGCGCCTCCCCCGAAGGGTGCGCCCGTCGTCGACGAGGGCGGGGAGATCGCCGACGAGGTGGAGGACGACGCCGAGGACGCGCCGGTCGCCGCCGCGGAGCATCAGTACATGCGGGCGTCGGGCGACTCGTTCGCGTCGGGTCCGCGAGGTCGCCCCGTGCGCCCCATCGAGCAGGCCGTGCGGCTCTCCGAGACGGTCGGGCAGATGGACGCAGGCAGGAGCGCGTACGCCGACGCGCTGACCGCGTGGCGGGAGTCGGTGGCTCCTGTCTACGGGGCGCTCTTGTCTCGCGCGGGGACGCTGGATCGGGTCGCTGAGATCGCGGTGCCCGGTCAAGCTGAGCTGCGTCGTGCGCTGACGAAGGTGCTCCGCAAGGTGTACTCGGGCGGGCGCGAGTCCGTCGTCGCTGAGCTTCGGCGCATGGAGCTCGACCCGTCCCTCGCCCGCGCGGTGGCCGATGGCGAGGCGACCGTGGGCCGCGGTGGCGATATCCCGACGCCCGAGCGGTTCCACGACTGCCTCGCGCACGCCCCCGCGCTGCACGCTGTCAGGCTGCTCGACGCGCTCGCGCTCGCGGGAAGGGCGGTCGCGCCGAAGAAGGCGAAGGGGCTGCAACGGTCCATCTTCGACGTCATCGACCCCGAGGAGAGCATCGCCGCCGTGGTCGCCACCACGATCAAGGCAGCGGCCTCGCGCATCCTCGCTGCCTCTGCCGACGCGCTCCAGGTCGCAGGGGTCGGCGGGACGCTGCCTGCCGCTGCGGAGATCGTCGGCCTCGTGCGGGGCGTGGTCGAGTCGCTGTCGAGCGGCGCCGAGGAGATGCAGGCGCAAGGCGACGTCAACACGCTCTTCGGGCTGGGCCGCGCGCAGGAGCAGCGGGCCGAGGGCGTCGAGCGGTTCGTGTACAGCAACCTGCTGGAGTCGAACACCTGTGACTCGTGCGCGGCGCTCGACGGCGAGGTGTTCGGGGCGGACGATTACGAGCTCTACGCCACGCCGCTCGGGCCTCCGCTCGGACCGTGCGAGGGCGGGAACCGCTGCGGGTGCCTCGTGCTGTCCTTCCCGCCCGGCGTCGACGAGTGATCTGGGTGCTCGCCCTGACGCTGATCAACGCTGGCGTGTACGCCTGCGTCATGGCTGTGGTTGCGCTCGGCGAGGTTGACCGCGCAGCGCTCCGGCGCAGGGCTGCGAAGAATGGCTGACGAGACACGCGGGCGCCCCCGTCGCGTCGAGCTGCCCGAGGGGATCGGAGAAGTGCCCGATGGGGTAGTCGCCGCCCGCGAGGGGATGACACCGGACGGGATCCGCTACCTGCGGCGCGTCAACGGGATCTCCCGCGCGGTCCCGCACGGCTGGGACGGCGCTCGGGAGTGGGCGCGGCGGTGCGTGGACGACGACGAGACGCTCTAGGTGATCCGCTTCACGGCGACGATCCGCCCGCCGATGGCCCACGACATGACGCCTCCAGGGACGACCTCGTAACAGCGCCCCTGCGTGTCTGCGGGCACGATGTGGCGAGGCATGTTCGCCGCGAGGTCGTCTACCAGACGCAGGACGCGCGAACGCTTAGCGATGACGGCGATTGCTTCGGGGTAGCGGGGCGGGAGCATCCGCCCATTGTGCTCCGGTTTTCCTCCGATTGCACGGCTTCCGCGCGCTGCGCGAACCTTGCAGCCGTGACGACCGCCACCGCATACATGCTCGACCGGATCGCCCTCGCTGACAGCGACGGGCCGCGTTGGGTCGAGGTGCTCCGAACGGGCGCGCAGCGTTCGCGCCGAGTCGGTGGGTCCGCGAGCTCCGGTCAAGACGTCGTGTCCTTCACCGAAGATGACCTGCGCTCGATGGCGCGCGGCTTCTCCGAGGCGCAGGCTGCGGGCTTCTTTCCTGGCGGGCTGGCTCCGGTGGGCTTCGACCACGACGAGTTCGCGAGCGCCCTCGCTGCTTTGACCGGCGAGGCGCCCAGCGATGCCGACCGGCTCTCGCTCGCCGCTGGCTTCTCCGAGGTCAAGGTCGAGCAGAACGCTGACGGCGGATGGTCGCTGATGGCGCTGCACTCGTTCACGGACTTGGGCCGCAAGGTGAACCGCGAAGGCGGCATCAAGGGCTACAGCATCGACGTCGCCCCGCCCGGCCTCGCGCAGCGCAGCGACGGCACGCCCATCGCGGAGTTCGTCCCCTTCGGCGGCACCTTGACCCGCACCCCCTTCGTGCGCGGCATGGCTCCGGTCGCCGCCTCTGACACCCCCCACAAGGAGAGCCCGATGCTCAAGCCACTCGCCACCGCCCTCGCGCTGGGTGACGACGCCAGCGAGGCCACCGTGCTCGCCGCCGTCGCTGCCCTCAAGGTCCGCTCCGCTGCGCTCTCCGACGCGCTGACCGTGACGACCTCTGACCGCGACGCCCTCAAGGTCGAGGTGTCCGCGCTCAGCGACTGGAAGCAGAGCCGCCTCGGCGACGATGCTGTGGCCGTGGGCCGGTGCTCCAAGGTCGAGGTCGCGGAGTACCTCAAGGCGGTGTCCGCGCTCGGCGAGGCGCACGCGCACAAGGTCTACCCCGAGCAGCGCATCGCGACCCGCGTTGCTGCGCCCGGCGCCGGCACCCCTGCGACGGGCGACGCGGGCGCGGTCGAGGACCACGACGCGAAGTTCGAGAGCGTCTACGGCGAGGCTCGGGCGACCGGCAAGAGCGAGCGCGAGGCGTACATGCTCGCGGACGAGGCGACTCGGGCCGCGCGATCCATCCACTACCGCGCCGCCCAGGCGTAAGGAGTCCAGACATGGCCTACTTCATCGACGGCATCAAGCTCGACTTCAACACCGGCAGCGACCTTTCCGCGCGAACATGGCGCGCAGTCAAGCTCGACTCCTCTGCCGAGCTGGTCGTCGAGGCGGACGGCACCGCCCCCGCCATCGGCATCCTGACCGACAACGTGGCTGACGGTTCCGTCACGACGGCACGGTGTCAGGTCCAGATGACCGGCGTTGCCAAGGTGACGCTCGGCGGGACCGTGACGCTCGGGACGCACCTGTTCCTCATGGGTGCCACGGACGGCAAGGCGGTCGCCGCGACGACCGGCAAGTACCACTTCGCGGTGCCGCTCCAGAGCGGCGTCAGCGGCGACGTCATCTCCTGCCTTCTCGCCTTCGGGATGATCAACTAGCTCCCACCCCCTGACTGGAGACTGAATCATGGTCGCACGCACATCGCTCGGGGTGGACAAGGCCCTCACCCGCTTTGCCATCCTCAACCGCAACCCTGACGGCGTGTACATCGCCGACATGGTGATGCCGCGCATCCCGGTGGCTGGCCGCACCGGCAAGCTCTACACCATCAACGACGGCTTCCGCTTCGCGAGCCCCTCGCAGGGGCTGAAGCGCCTCGGCGGGAGCGCGTTCAAGCGGTTCTCGCTCGGCGTGGCGCAGTCGGACGTCTACAGCCTCGAGGAGTACGGCAACGAGTTCCCGGTCGACGACGTGGACGCGGAGTTCGCGGGCGACGACTCGGTGGATCTGCGCGAGGCCGCGGCCCTGATGGCGGTCGAGCAGTTCCAGATCGAGCGCGAGCGCGAGGCTGCGGCCCTGCTGTTCTCGGGCTCGGTCATCACGACCGGCGCCACCCTCGGCGCGAGTTCGCGGTGGGACGACGCCGGCGTGGACCCCCGCGCGAGCATCGAGACGGCGGTGCAGTCGATCCAACTCCGCAGCGGCCTCCCCCGCTCGCGCGTGTCGCTGCTCATCGGGCAGCTCGTCGCTGACAAGCTGGTCCGCAACGACGCCTTGATGCAGTTCTACCGCGCGGGCAACCCAGGGATCACGACGGCCTCGCTCCCGCAGGTCGCGCAGTCGCTCGGTGTCCGCGAGGTCATCGTCGGAGGCGCCATCGCGAACAGCGCGGTCGATGGGCAGACGGCGAGCAACGGCTTCATCTGGGGCAAGTCGGCCCTCCTGTTCTACCGCGAGGAGTCGCCGCAGCCGCAGGCGCCGCGCGGGACGGGCTTCACGTTCTACCGCAAGGGCTACGAGCTCAAGGTGGAGCGGTACCGAGAGGAGCCCCGCGCAGAGATCGTGCTGGCCTCGGCGCTCGAAGATCGCGTCGTGACCTCTGTCGCGACCGCGTACCTGATCCAGACCGCCGTCAACTGAGCCCGAGGGCTGGAGGCACATCATGGCCGGATTCCTCGGATTCCTGAAGTACGTCAAGGGGCCTGTCCAGTGGGGCGGCGCTCAGACGATGGACGGCGCTCTGTCCGTGGCTGGCGCTTCGGCGGTCGCTGCGGTCGCTGCGTCGGGCCGCGTCACGACCACGGATGGGGTCGCATCTGGCGCCGCTCGCGTGGTCGGCGGTCGGCACTCCGTGGCGGTCGCTGCGGGCACGTCGCTTACCGGCACGGTGTCAGAGACGGTGCTCGCCTCGGCGACCCTCGTTGCGGGCGCGCTCAAGGCCGGGACGGTGCTCAAGTGCCGGTTCCGCGCTCGCGTGACTGCGGACACCGGGGCGACCACTCTGACCGTCCGCTTGCGGCTCGGGGCGACGACCTTGCTCGGGTCCGCGCTGGTGACGACTGCGGCTGTGGACACTGGCAGCGGCGACCTGTGCATGGGGGAGTTCGTGCTGACGGCGCGGGCTGCTCCCGGCGCAACGTCGGCGTGCGTCGGCTTCGGGGCGTTCATCGACCCGGCTGTCGGCGGGACGTACAAGACCGCGAACCTGAACTCGACGAACTTCGCGACCAACGGGGCGCTCCTGCTGGAGCTTACCGGCGAATGGTCGGCGGCTGACGCGAACGCGGTGCAGGCCGAAGAGTTCTACGTCGAGATCGTCGGCTGATGCACATCGTCGCCCCAGGTCGCGCGGTCTGGGCCTCTGGCGTGTTGCTCGCGTCAGGGGAGCATGTCCCCGCGTCGGCGGTCGATGATGCGCTCATCGCCACGGGCGCTGTCGTCGAGGTGCCGGACCCCGAGCCCGAGGTCGAGGACGCTCCCGCGAAGAAGCCGTGGATCCCGAAGCGCGTGACGAAGGGCAGCAAGTGATCCGACTGCGCCCGCTCTGCAAGCTCGACGGGATCAAGCTCGACGCTGACGGGTGCTTCATGGCGGACGCAGACAACGCGCCGCGCTTGCTGCGCCGCAACCAGGCGGTGCTCGCGGTGCCCGCCGCGCCGGTCAAGGGGCCGAAGCCGCCGAAGGAGTAGGGCATGGCGTTCAACGCAACACTCGCCGTCGCCCTGTCCTACGCTCCGCAGATCGGCACCCCGACTGACGTACCTGCGACGAAGCCGACCAACACGCAGGCGCTCTTCATCCACGCTCGCTCTTACGACCACATCCGCCGCTCGCTGCGCGAGGCTGGCGTCTCGTCCACGTTCACGGCATCGACGCCGGGCGCAGGCTGGGCCGCTGACGTGGAGGCCATGCTGACCTCTGGCCGGTGCCTACTGGCGCGCGGGTCGGTCGGCAAGGCCGCGCTCGGGAGCAACGCTGGGAGCAGCGACGGCGACCCGACCGCGGCGACGCTGCTTCGGATGGCGCAGGCTGAGCTCGACCGGCTGCGCGAGGACCGGAACTTCCGCCTCTCGCTCATCGCGGACGGCGGGGCCGCCTCGCTGCCGCTCTCCGGGTTCGCGTCGTCGGACTGGTCGGACGGGCGGGACACGTCGATCAGCATCGCCCCTGACGGCGACGGCGGCGTGCTCTACATCCCGACGCTGCCTGTCATCCAAGACGGCGACGCCCTCTGATGGCGGCTACCTCTCAGATCGTGTCGTTCCGCCTCGACCCCGGCGCGCGGGAGATCGCGCGAGGTATGGAGAAGTGGGCGTCGCTGGTCGAGGACTTCGGGCCGGCGTGGCACGCCATCGAGGGGCTTACCCGCAGGCACCACGCGCGGACGTTCGACAGCATCGGCGCGGCGACGGGGACGAAGCGACGACCGTGGACAGACCTGACGCCCCGATACGCTGCGTGGAAGGCCCGCCACTTTCCAGGCCGTCCGATCCTCGTCCGCACCGGCGCGCTCCGTCGCGCGATGGTCGACGGCGGTGCGGGCTCTACTGTGAAGCGCACGTCGCACTCGCTCGTCATGGGCTTGCGCGGAGAGGTCAAGGACCGTGCGAGCTGGCACCAGTTCGGGACGCGGCGGATGGTCGCGCGCCCTCCGTTCCAGTTCGACCCGGACCCGCGCCCGAGCGGCACCTACGCCTACGCGGTGGGTCAGATCATCCAGCGCGTCGTGGTGGACGCCCGGAAGAAGGCGCTCGGCGTCGAGGGCTACACGGACGCGAGCGCGTTTGATCGGCAGGTCGCATCGCTCGACCGGCTCTCTCGTCGGGAGACGCGCTGATGCCTGTCGTCGGCGCATACGGGGTAGTCGAGGCGGTGTACGGGTTTTTGACCCGCAACGACGCCGTGGCTGAGTCGTTCGACGTGGAGTTGATGGCCTACCGGCTCGCAAACTCGCTCGGCCTCGACGTCTTGCCCGACCCGCAGACCATCGAGCGCCCCCTGTACCGCGGCTCGCAGGCTCCCGCCGCTGGCGTCTACGTCGCGGTCGAGTGGGAGGGGTCGAGCCGCGAGGAGGCGAACAACTCGCGCAAGATCCGTCACCGCATCGTGGTCGGATTGGTCGTTCCCGACGCAGCCATCGCAGGCGACGAGGCTGCGGTGATGACGGCTGCGCTCCGCTATGAGGCGGTGCTCCGCTCGATGTTCCTGCGCCAGCCGAGCGGATCGAGCGGGTACACCTTGAACAACGGCGGGACCGGGACCGCGAGCGGGCGTATCATCCGCTGCGAAGTGGACCGGACCGACGTCCTGTATGACTCTGAACTCTCGGGGCCGAACGCCCTACTCGTGATGCGCCTCTTTGTGGACGTGCGCGAGGACTATCCATGAGGACTGCACCATGACTGGACCCAACGTCGGCCTCGGCACCCATCAGGTCGCCTTCTTCGACCCGCAGGCGGCATACGCGACGCCGAACCTGTACCCGGTCGCCGCGGACGCGGTGCGCGTGTTGTCGTGGACCATCGACGGGAAGAGCCCGCGCGAGGCTCGCGAGGACAAGTTCGGGACGGGCACGAAGGTCGGCTCGATCTCGATGAAGAAGACCGTCGCGTGGACGATGGAGGTTTACGCCTACACGTCGGGCGCTGTCGGCACGGCTCCCGATTGGTCCGACCTGCTCCTCGACGGGGCGGGGATGCAACTGACCTCGGGGACCGGGACGACGGTCAGCGGCGGCGCATCGACGACGACCGTGATCGACGTGGTGGACGCTTCGGCGCTCGTGGTCGGTGGTGCGGTGGTCATCAGCGCCGAGATCAGGCGGATCACGGCGGTCAACACGGCGGCGACGCCCGACAACATCACGATCACGCCTGCGCTCGCCGCGGCTCCCGCGAACGCGGTCACGGTGTCCTCGGCGCTGTCGTACCGGCCAGATGACGACCGGAGCAACCTCCCGAAGTCGGGCACGCTCTGGCTCGGGAACAACTCGCACATCTGGCGGCTGACCGGGGCAGTCGTCGAGTCGGTGACGCTCTCGGGCGGCGGGGACGGCGCGGCGCGCATCCAGTTCTCGGGCTTCGCCCGGGCTGCGGCGCTCCAGTTCCCCACGACGATGAACGACGCTGGCGGGATCAGCAACGTCGACACCTCGATGATCGTCACGAACGGGAAGGCGATCCCCGACGACGTGAGCGCCGCCAATCCCTACTACCTGATGATCGAGTCGGAGGCCGTGCAGGTCACGGCGAAGTCGACGAACACGCTGACCATCGTCCGCGCGCAGCTCTTGACCTTGGCGGCGTCGCACGCTGACGCGCTCGTCATCGACCCGTATCAGCCGGTCGGCACCTACGCGGGCGAGCCGGTGCCAGCGACGGGCGGGGTGTGCAAGATCGCGTCGATCACGACCCCCATCGAAACGTGGAGCGTCGGCTACGAGTCGGGCGCGGTGCAGCGGGTGGACCAGCACGGCGACGCGAGCAAGGTGGCGGGCTTCGTCCAGGGGATGCGGGCGGTGACGCCGACGCTGAGCGGCTGGTCCTTCTACGACACGGCGATGCTGCATCAGGCGGACGCTGTGAACCGCACGGCGGTGCAGGCCTTCACGCAGCAGGGGGACACGCTCGGGAGCCTGCTCGCCGTCGAGTGCCCGACCGTGCGGTTCCAGGTCGCCTCGTTCGACGGCAACGCCGACGAGGTGCGGCTGGAGTTGACCGGCGAGGCGGAGGGGTCGAGCGCGAAGGAGGACGAGTTCTTCCTGCTGGTGGGCTGATGCGAGTCTCCCGCCTTCGAGACGTTCGCGCCGTCCGCTTCGTGCCCTCGTTCGGGGACAACCTGGCTGACCC